GCTTAATCCGCCGATAGCGATTGCGCGCGCGTAATCCCATGCGGGAAATCCGACGCTTTTTTGATATGTCGACGGCAATTCCGTCAATATATCCGCCGTGATTTCTTCGTCTGATTTGTCTACTGTTAAAAACATAAAATCCCCTATCTGACTAAATATGTTACGTCGATTGTTTCGTCGACAAGTTCCCCGTCGTATAGTTCAACTTGAACATATATCTTGACTAATTTGCCGACTTTTTGCATATTAAAACTTGTTACCCTGTTGATTGCGGGACATAACGGCAAGCCCTCGCGGATTTCTCTTTCAACTTCGGATTCTTCATATCCGTTGTTTAACATTTTGCGCCCGAATAATTTGCGGATTGACGTTCCGAAATCCGTTCCGTCATATATTTGGTATGTGTCTTTCGGGGTCGTTATGAATAAAACAATCCATTGTTTTATTGCGTCAACATCCGTAATCATTTTTAAACTGCCGTTTTCAAGCAAAAATTGTTTTTTTGTATAATCAAAAGACGGTGTCAATCCTAATTCGGTACTTGTTGAAATAACCTTTTCCCGCGTCGATTGTACTTCGTTTTCTGTTTCTTCAATAACTGACGGAAACATTATTCTTTTACCTCTCTTTCTCGTTCGCGTTAAACGGGTCTGCACGGCAAGGCTCAACGCCTTGACCGTTCCGCCCTCTGCTCACTCGCGCTCGTTTAACACTTTATCCACTAACAAATAACGGTCTTTCTGTTCCAAACTGACGATTACAACATAGTCGCCGATTTGCAAATCGCATTTTAAATTTAATAATTCATCCCGCACGCCTAAAATAGCGCCTGCAAGATACGAAACCGCCGACGGCATTTGACAAGCTGCCCCCGTGTATGAATGAGTTTCTGAAATACTTTCGGCGTTATCTGTATCGGACGGAACATTTGACGATAAAACGCCCGTTTTGTCGATATTACAACGCAAGCGGAAAAACTCCGAAATTAAAAGTTCATCGTTTTCGCTTAACATAATTTTTCCGTCTGCATAACTGACAATAACTAACGGGTCTATTTGTTCGACTTTCGCTAAAATTGCGCTTTTTAAATCCGTCGGATTATTTCGTTTTTTAAATTCATCCGCAAGACTGTTAAAAAAGTCTTTTTGTTCTTCCATGCCTGTTTTTACCCTCTAATTACTCACGCTCTCTTACTCGTTCGCGTTAAACGGGACTGCACGCCAACCCTCAACGGGTCGCCGTTGCGCCCTCTGCTCACTCGCGCATTTCAAGCGTAACGGACACTTTTTCGATTTCACCCGTTATGCTGTGTTTTGACTGCGTAATTAAAAAATTCCCTTTAATTCCGTACAAATCACAATCAATCGGCATTATCACGCCTTTGTGCATGCGGTAATCACCTAACATTGTCATACTGATTGTTTTCGATAATTTGTTTAATTCTTTTAATTTTTCCGACGCAATCTTTGACAAGTTATTTGTTTTCGATGTGTCGACCGTTTCGACATCCTGCAACAACCCGTATTTACTGATTGATGTTGAATTTGATACGGTTACGCGTTTGCGGTTTTTGTCGGAATTGTCCGCAATAATTACACGGTTTTTTAAATCCTGCATTGAAACTTTAATTGACGGCGCGTTGATTGTCTTTTCGGATTTTGCCGAAAATACACTATCCGACCCGATTAAATCCGTCTTTGTTTCGTATGACAAAATGTCAAAACGACCTTTTGCGCATGTGAAATATACGTCTTTAATACAACCTTTTTTCTTCGCATACTCTAACAATTCCGTGAATACATCCGACAATGTTCGGTCTTTGAATATTTCCGTTACTGTTGATGACATTGCGGGAATAGTTCCGACGGGAATATTATAATTTGAACATAGTTTCTTAAAAGCGTCCGAAATCGGAATCTTTTTAAACTGTTCAATAATTTCATTCTGATTGATATAAAATCCGCAATCATACCCCGAATATTGAAAAACATTCGCTTGATTTTGTTCAAAATCGGTAATAATACCCTTTAAAACAATTTCGCCCGTATCCGTAACCATTTGAAACATCGACCCGATTTCATACGTTGAATACGTCGAAAAAGAAAACGTGTTTGCATAATTGTTTAAATCGTCCGACCATTCGGGGTTTATTAAGTTTTCAACTTCTACGCCGTCGATTATATATTTGTATGACATCAGATTAACCCCGCCTTTGAAAGTGCTTTTTTAACGACCGTTTGTTTTGCAAAAGTTTTCAGATACTGCCTTAATGTCGGCGACCCGTTCGCATAATCCCACACTTTTTCGGGAAATTCGGTCAATGACAATGAATATTTAATATCCCCCGCCGTATCTACCGACCATGAAAAACCGTCATCGACTGACGCTAACATGTTACAAATAGGACGTTTTCTTAATGTTGTTGCAATAATACGAATCGGGACTTTTGCCGTGATTGCGTCGGTCAAAAAATCGATGTAATCGTAACCGTTCGTTCTTGACCCGATTGCCGTAAACCCGTAATTTTTATAAACGGGAAAAATTGACGACCATGAAATGCTCCGCAGGGATTTTTCGCCGACAAGACGTATATTCCCTTTAACCGTCTGCAAGGTTTCGTTTTCCCCGCCGTTTTTAATTTCGACGTCGGGCGGAACAATCGGAATAACGTACAAATTCGCGCCCGTTATATCGCTTAAAGTTATAAACATTTTCTTAACCTTTTATCTTATAGCCATGGCAACCTGCAATTTTTGTGAAAACGCATTCACTAATTGATTTAAAAATTCCTGATTGCCGACCATATTTCCCATGATTGTAATGTTGACATTGATTCCGTTGTTGTTACTGTTTTTTGCCATTTCTTTTGAAACGTCATGCGGAATAATGCGCGTTCCTCTCGGCAAGTCCATAATTTCCCCGCCGAACTCATTAACACGCGTCAACCCGCCTGAATAATAAGAAGTTCCGACGGCATTCTTTTTGACCACCGTTCCGTCATCCGTTTTTACTTCGGTTTTTCCGTTACCTTTGATATTCTGGAATTTTTTAACCGCGTCGGTTGCTTTTTTTATTCCCGCCGTTACCTTATCCCAGTTATCAACAAACAATTTTAAACCGTTTATAAAAATGCCTATCGGGGCAAAGGCAAACGCGGTCGCAATCCATTTACCGACAACCGCAAGTGCAGGCTGTATTTTTCCCCATATAATGGAACATATATTCATAAATCCTTTACCCGCATTTTTGCACCATTCGGTCGCTGTTTCCCAATTTTTAGCAACCCATATTAAACCCGCTGCAAGTGCTGTGATTAATGCTATTGTCAAAACAAGCGGACATGCCTTCATTGCTGTATTTAAAAGAAATTGCCCTGCAGCACACACTTTTGACGCCTTACCCATTAAAAATGTTTTTGCAGCTAATAAACCCGTTTTAATTATTCCTAAATCTGCAAGTATAATTGAACGGCTTTGAATAACGTTCCATAATCCGCCCATTTTTGTACATAATGCAATCGCGCTTTTTAAATATATAAACGCATTTACCGTCATATCGATTATTTTAAAACCTGCAAAAATCGAAAAACAAACCGTTGTAATCAATGATAATGCTTTAAAATGTTCAATCACAAATTTTACAACATTTGATAATGACTGAAATACGGGTAGTAAAGTTGATTTTATTTGCGGTAATTGAGAAATAAGTTTATCCGCAAGACTGTTTATCATCGGTAACATATCCGCCCCGATTGACGCCCCGAATGCCGTGCCGATACTTTTCAATTTTTCTAAATTATCACCGAACTTGTTTCCTGCGTCGATAACATCATCGGACAGGGTAATCCCTAATTTTTTATATTCTTCGCGCTGTTTTTTAAACACTTCGGCATTTTGATTTAATAACGGCATGAGTTCCGCGCCCGACCGTCCGAATAATTCGTTTGCTAATTGCGCTTTTTTTGCACCTTCAGGCATTTTTTGAAGTGCCGAAACACATTCATTAAATACTTGTTCTTGACTTTTTAATTTTCCGCTGGCATTAACAACCGAAACGCCTAACGAACGAAAATTCTTTATTGCGCTTTTATTGCCTGCCGTAACTCCGTTAATTTGTCCGACAAGTTTTTTGAAACCCATTTGCAAGGATTCGATTTGTCCGCCGTTTTGCGCAAGTAAATAGTCCCACTCTTGAAAACCTTTTCGGGAAATTCCGATTTTATTTGACAAATCGTCTATTCTGTCGCAAGTC